ATATCTCAAGAATGAGCGGTCTAGTTTTAAGCATGATGCAGGCGAGCTAAACGAGATTACCAGGCAGTTCCCCTTTACTGAGGACGAGGCATTTAGGGATAGCATCGAGGGGAGCCTGTTCAACATTGGTAAGATATACGAGCAGATTGAGCATAATGAAGAGTTGTACCCAAACCCTGTAGTTAAGGGCAACTTTATGTGGAAAGACGGGGTACAGGATACGGAGGTTGTGTTCCGTCCTGACGCTCGTGACGGCAGATTTAAGGTAGCCTGGATGCCGCCAAAAGAAATCAGAAATAAGAAGCTTGTTGAGCGTGGCAAGATGATACCCCCAAACCCTCAGATCGGCGTTGGTGGGGTTGACTCGTATGATTTGGATGCCACCGTTGATGGGGGAGGGTCGAAAGGTGCTTTACACCTATATAATAAGTTCCATATGGAGCACCCATCAAATATGTTTGTTTTAGAATATGCCTCTCGACCCCCTCTCGCCAAGATATTCTATGAGGATGTACTTATGGCTGCTTATTTCTATGGGTATCCAATACTAATCGAGAACAACAAGTATGGGATCGCAAGGTACTTTGAATCAAGGGGTTACGACGGTTACTTAATGGACCGTCCAGAGCACTTGAAGTCGTCTGGTTCTGCCTCCGTAAAGACTAAGGGTATCCCATCTAACTCGCAAGATGTGATTCAAGCTCACGCCCATGCTATCGAGGCTTTCATTCACGAATATGTGGGGGTGAATAACGAAACTGGGGAGATGGGTAGGATGTATCTGAACAGTACGCTGGAGGACTGGATAGGGTTTAAAATCAACGACCGTACTAAGTTTGACCTTACCATCAGTTCAGGTTTAGCCCTTCTTGCGGCCCAAAAAGTTAAACAAGAAAAGCCCAAATCTAACTTCGATGAGCAGCGATTTTTTCGCAAATATACCGTGAGGGGATGATTGATTATATTTGCACAATATAAGACATCCGCTGATGTACCAATCGAAGAACAAAACTAACTTTCCAGACCCTCTAGCTCCGCAACAAGAAAAGCAGGATAAGAAGTATGGCTTGCAGTATGCAAAGGCCATTGAGTCTCAGTGGGGGAAGATGTCTGAAAAAACGTCCCTGTATGGAACGCGGAACGAGGTGTTTGATCGTAACAGAGACTACGCTAATGGTACTCAAGACACGAGTATCTACAAACAACTGCTTACCGCACTCAACCCACAGGACGGTGATGGTAGCTTGCTCAACCTGGACTTTACCCCTGTACCTATCCTGCCCAAGTTCGTGAGGGTGGTTGTAAACAAAATACTATCTAGGGACCCCTACCCAAACCTTGAGGCTGTAGATCCACTATCATCTTCTGAAAAAAACAAAGAAAAACAACGAATCAGAAATCAGGTTGCAATTAAGAAGGAGCTTGAACAGCTGAAGGCTGTCACTGGTGGGATGGTGCTTGATATGGATCCAGATATGTTGCCTGATACGCTGGAGGAGGCTGAAATTTTCCTGGATACGAATATTAAGACTGACGCTGAGATTGCAGCACAGATAGGCACAAACATGACGCTGTCTTGGAATAATTTCTCTGACAGCATCTTTAGACGTTGTGTCAACGATATTGCTGCTGTGGGTATGGCTGTTGTGAAGCGAGAGAATGACCCCAACTACGGGATCAAGCTTGACTATGTTGACCCAGCTAACTTCATCCACAGCTACACAGAAGACCCTAGCTTTGAAGACATGACCTACGCTGGACATGTGAAGAAGGTCACAATTGAGGAGCTGAAGCGCATGGCAAACGGTCAACTCACCGATGACCAACTAAAAGAGGTAAAGAAAAAGGCTACGAAGAAAACTTCTGACCTTGCTCGGAATGCTGTCTACGATCCTGTAACCAATCAGAGAGACTATGACGAGTACATGATTGAGATCATGAACTTTGAGTTCTTGTCTCTTGAAAAGATGTACTTTGAGGAGAAAGAGAATAGATACGGAAACACTGGTTTCTTTTATGAGGGGTATGAGTACAAAGAGAAGAAAAACTCTGTGTTTGAGCGCACCCCATACGAGATGGACATTATGTGCATCTATGAGGGTGTTTACATCCTAGGTACCGACATTATCTTTAACTACGGGAAGAAAGCAAACGTACCAAAAAACATACACGACATCTCTCGTGCTAGGCTTTCTTATTCTGTTGTAGCAACTAATCTTCGAAGATCGAAGCCAAAGTCTATGGTGGATAGCTGTGTTGGCTTTGCTGACATGCTACAGCTAACTCACCTCAAGATACAACAGGCTATCGCTAAGGCAAAGCCTGATGGCTTGATCATTGACATCGAGGGTCTTGAGAGCGTACAGCTGGGCGGTGGGGGTGAGTTGCAACCGCTTGATCTTCACGACATCTACGAGAAGACTGGTGTTTTCTACTACAGAAGCAAGAACCCAGAGGGTGGATTCCAAAACCCACCAGTCCGTACGATTGACAACCACATTAGAAACATCAACGAGCTGGTTGCTTTGTACAACCACTATCTCCGTATGATCCGTGACACTACGGGCATTAACGAGATGATGGATGCGTCTACACCAAAGGGCGACACACTGGTTGGTGTTCAACAGAATGCTATTGCTGCTGGAAACAACGCTACGTACGACATCACGAACGCCTCTATGATTCTTTTCAAGAAGGTTTGTCAAGACGTCGTAAAGTGCCTTCAAATTCTCCCAGAAGACTCTGTTATCATGAGTGTATACAAGAACGCTGTTGGTGAGGAGAACATGAACGTGCTGTCTTCATTTAGTGACCTTCCTATGTACAACTTTGGTGTACAGGTCGTTAAGGACATGGAGGATAACGATAAGATGTATCTAGAGCAGAACATTCAAGTGGCTCTTGCTCAAAAAGAGATCGACCTTGAAGACGCGCTCGCGATTAGAAACATCAAAGACGTCAATCAGGCTGAGCGTCTGCTTGTGGTTCGCCGCAAGAAGCGAATCCAACAACAGCAAGAGGTCGCTATGCAAAACTCTCAGATGCAAGCTCAACAAGCACAAATGGCGGCACAAGCAGCTTCTCAAGCCAAGATGCAAGAGGTTCAGCTAGAGGCTCAATTAGAAGCTCAAAAAATTCAACTTAAAGCCCAGGCTGAGATTCAAGTTGGTGCAGCTTTGCACGAGCTTAAAAAGGAGATCGAAATGATTAGGGCACAGGCTACGCTTGGATTCAAAGAAGAGGAGAAGAACTTCAAAGAGAAGATTGAAATCCTCAAAGAAAACAGAAAAGACGAAAGAGTCGAAAAGGAGGCTGTACAACAAAGCAAACTCATATCTCAACGCCAAGGAAAAAGAGGGGAGCTTTCAGGAGATGCTAATGCATTTGATTCCTCCATGATTAGATCAATAATGGGTTCATAATATGGCAAGTAAAGCAAACTTAGACGTAGCTGAAAAGCTAGACATCACTTGTAGAAAGGGGGATACATTTGAACTCTCTTTGAACTTCAAAGACAGTACTGGCACCGCCATTCCTCTCGTCACTGACGGGTATGAATTCTTCATGCAGGTGCGCGGTGCAAAAAGAGCCTCTAACTCTAAAGGGTCTCTGGTTGCTGGTACGCTTACCAAAGGCGACCAGGCAAAAGGCGAGAACAGAACTCAAAATGTAGGTTTTGTGTTTGAAGATATTGACAATAGCGGAAACGTCACTGTAAGGGCTTCAGCTGATACCATGGCTAACTTTCCAGCTGGGCGGTACGCTTACGACCTACAATACACCGTAAACAACAAGACCACTACCGTCCTCAAGGGTAGCTTTACTGTAAACGATGATATCACTGCGTAATGGCAAAGGTCACGGTCAGCTTAGAAAGAGGCGAACGTGGCGCCACTGGACCGCAGGGACCCAAGGGTGACAAGGGGGATACTGGAGATACAGGTGCTACGGGGCCTCAGGGTGATACGGGGCCTACGGGTCCAACAGGCGCTACAGGGCCTCAGGGTGATACTGGAGCCACAGGCGCAACAGGGCCACAAGGACCCCAGGGTATCCAAGGCATCCAAGGTCCAGCTGGTGATATATCGACCTCCAGTATTGACGACCTCACTGATGTAGACATTACATCTGTGGCCCCAACAAACGGTCAGGCCCTTATATGGAATAACGCCAGTAGTGAGTTTGTGCCAGGAGATAGCTTTAGTCAAAGTGATTTCGACACAGCGTTTGGAAACAAGTCTATAGATGACTTAAGCGATGTGGATACCACCACTGTAGCCCCCACGGATGGTCAGTCTTTAGTGTGGAATAACACGAATAGCGAATGGGAGCCAGCGACTATTTCTATAGCTGCTGATTACGCGAGCATGAAGTTGAGTTCAGCAAGGCTTCAAGGGGGTGCAAACCAACAAGACTTTACTGCCGCCACAGCTACAAAGACTGAGTTTGACGAGCAGGACGACAAGGTGGGTGGAAATCTTACAATAGACACGACAAATCACAGAATTACTGTTGGGGTCGATGGGTTGTACAGGCTTACAGCAAACCTATCCTTTTATTCTGGTGGGGCCAGAACCACGCCTGCGAGTTTTTTTAAGATCAATGGTACTACAGATCTAATAGGGGAGAGCTACGGATACATACGTGCTGCAAGTGGTCAAAACGAAAACAGCAATAATGTGACTCGCGTGGTTTCGCTTTCTGCAAATGACTACATAGAGGTTTGGCACTTTGATGCATCTACTATATCTAATGCTATTTACGCCACTCAAGCGCTTTTTGAGGTAGAAAGAGTTGGGGGTGGATCAGGCCCTCAGGGGGAAACGGGCCTTCAAGGACCAAGCGGTACGTCTTATGACGTTGTAACTATAACGGCTGACACAACGCTATCTAGTTCTCATACGACCAAATACCTTGTATGCAACTCAGCCACATCTATAGACCTTACCGTCCCAGCTTCAGCTACTTATGACACCTACGCTGAGTTTGTTATTGAGCAGAGGG